ATGACACTAACCCTATTGCTCCTGTTGTTACTGCCGTTCCCGCTATAAAGTTTTCTGTCCATTCTAATGTTATTTGTTGTCCTGTTGGCCCTGTCCATCCTGATGCTAATAATGCATAACTTGTCCCTGCTCCACTTAGTTGTACAAAACTAAATAATGTGCTTACTAATGTATCTACTCCATTTAGTTTTACTGTTAATCCATTTATATCTGGTTGTCCTGCTGGTTGTGTTAATCTATTCCATTCTATTAATGCGTTAATTGATAACGTTGTTCCTGCTCCTATTTGTACCGCCGGTCCTGTATTTAATATATCGTATGCTGTTGTTGTTCCATCTGTTGTTACTTGCATATTTGCATCGCTTGTTTCCCAGTTTGTCCCTGCGTCTCCTGTATGTATTACAAACCCTCTTTCTTCTTGTTTATTTGCATAATATTGTTTGTATATTTCCCAATATCCTAAATACGGTATTGCGTTAAACTCTCTTGTTATTTGATTTTCCCCCGGTTCACCATCGCTTCTACCTAGTCCTCGCATATTTAAATAACTATATATTGCACTAGGGTTTATTTGTTGATTATCTCCCTTATCTGGATCATAATCTGCCTCCATTTTTATCTGTGGTAATAATACTTCTGACATGTCTAACCCAATATTTAACATATTCATATGCAATTTTCCCTGATACAGTCTTATTGGACATTGAAATATATCTAATTGTACTTTATAACTTCCAAATAATGGTCCTACTGTTGGTAGTGTCATTACTTCACAGTTTAAGTCTATATCAAAGCTATCACCCGGCAATCCTACTTCTGACATAAACGGCACTAATGTTCCGCTTGCCATTGTACTCCTCCATAAGTAGCTTAAATCGTGTGTACTTCTTGAGTAGTTTTTCATACTCACTTCTTGTTTCCCTCCAGACCCTAGCCTGTCACCTCCTAATTTAGTTTTCATTTTTTGTTTTTTGTTTGTTTATTACTTCTGTTAAGATCATTACTACTTGAATTATTCTATTCCATGTAATTTTTTTTAACTCTTTTTCTATTTCTTTTACTGTATCTGCTTTTTCTGTTACTCTATATTCTCCCATTACTCCAAAGCTATACCCCTCTTGTGTGATTATTTCAAATGGGCTATCTTTCAGTTGTTTTCTTTTTACTAATTCCTCTTTACCAGATTTTTTTTTGTCCGTTCCATTTACATTCGTATGTAATTGTTTTATTATTGTTTCTTCCATTATATTTTGTATATTTATCTGTTATTGTATATTCTTTATTTGTTATTTCTTTTCGGCTTATTATTTCGCCTGTCATTGTATCCACGTAAATTCTTTCTTCTTTAAACATTTTTTATCTTTTCAATTTCTTTATTAAACCATACCAATAGATTTAATAATTCTGTTGATTTATGCCTCATTAATCTTTCATTTGCGTAGTGCATTTTCACTACATCTTTATCGAAGATTCTTATTGCTTGTTTTCTTATGTTTTTTATTAGGTTTATTTTCTCCATTTTTATTGTTTTTTTTTGGAGAGTAGGGGAGTGTTATTATGTCATTCTACCCCTGTCAGATTGTCCAATTAACATAGTATTAATTATAGGACAAATCTTAACTCTCTCATTTTCAACTACTTACTTCTTTTTTATACCTTTTTATTTTACTAATATACTTTTTTTTTTATTAATTGATTAAAATATCTAATTTTAATTCGATAATTTTATCGATTCAACAAGGCTTTTTGCCGCGTTAGTCTTCCATAATTTATTAATTCTTTCTTTTCTCTTTAGGTTTCTTCTCTGGTTTTCATATCTTTTTAACTCCCAATTTTTTTCATCGTTTCCATATCCTAACCTTTTTGAGTACTTCCTTTTTTCTTTGAGTAGTTTGTAGTATTCTTCATCTCCATTACTTATGTCTACTTTAACTCCACATACCCACCTCTCACCTTTATCTAATTTTTCTATCCATAGCTTCTCTCTTTCTTCTTCACTATATATTTTATTCCTGTAATATATTGGCATTGCCAATTCATACCCTGTTCTACTTTTATATGTTTCTATTGTTTCTCCTTTCTTATATTTATTTCTTTCACTATCTTTTCTTTCCATATATCCTTTTCCTATTCCTTTACTTACGAACATTTTACTATTATATTCTTTATGTTTCTCATCTACTTTACTTATATATTTTACTATATAACTTATCGTTTCTTCATTTACATAATGTCTTTTTCCATCTCCTAATACTGTTTTTCCATATTTCCATTTTCTATCTATTTCTTTATATTTTTGATCTGTCCAAAATATTCCGTGCATATGTACTCGCTCTGTATTCTTCCCCCCTATTTCTGTTACTACCCAATGTCTTATTGTTTTTCCGTATTCTTTTCTCCAATTCTCTGTAAATCTTCGTATTGCTATTCTACATACTTCATTATCTCTATCATACCCTGTTATTCCTTTTATTTCTTTTTCTAGTTTATTTAATTCTTTATCGCTAAATGTCAACGTAACAAATTTTCCGTTTTTACGTTCTCTTATATCTTCTTGTAGTCTTACACTCCAATTTCTTGCTTTTTGTTTTTTACATTCTATACATTTTCCACACCCTACCGGCACCCACAGTGTCCGTTCATCATTAACAGGGGGTATTACCCCCCCGTTTTTTTTGTTTGCTGTATACTTTCTATTCTGTATTATATTTGGATATAGACACATCTTATTCAAACTCCACTTTCTCTCTGTCTTCTCTACCCATTCCAAACCACCACATTAAGTTATCTAATGTTTGTTCTCCCTCTTGTCCTATTCTTGATCCATCATTTATTAATTTTCCGAATACACTCCATAGACTTGGATATTTTGTTTTCATTTCTGCTGTAAATTTCTGAACATTTGCTTGATTTTTTCTTGTCTTTACATCTTCTCTATCTAATCCGAATTTTCTCCACATCGCTTTTACTCCTTCCATACTTTCCTTAGTTTTTTGCTCTGTCAATTTTATTCCCGCTTTGTCTAAGTCCATTTTTACTCTATTCACTGCATTTTGCTGTTTCGCTAACCTTGTTTGTTCTTCTGTTAACTTATTCTGTGAACTTAAGTTTTCTATTCTCTGCATGCTTTCCGCTATATCTTGATTTTTACTTTCCGCCATTACTTTATTTAATGCTGCTTGTGTTTCTTTATTTAACGTTTCTGCTTTTGTATTATCGTAGTCTACTCCTCCCTCACCTATATTTTTAGCTTCTTGATTCGTTTTATTCGTTTGTGCATTCATTAACGCCATTTGTGCTTGTGCCATTTGTGCTTGTATTCCTTGGTAGTTACTCATTTGTGACCCTCCGCCACCTGCTGCACTTCCACCACTTGCACTCCCACTACTCACCGAACCTGTCGTTCCTGTTGCTCCACTTTGTCCATACATTAATGCCGGATTTAATCCTGCATCTTTATAATGTTTCATTTGTGCTTCTGCGTTTGTTTCGTTCCACATTCTTTTTTGTAAGTCAAACCCCTGTTGATTTAATTGCATTTGGTTGCTGAATTGTTGTTGATTTAACTTTCCTTGGTTTCCGAATTGATTATTTTGTAGGTCTTGATTTCTTTGATGATTTTTTCTATCTCTCCAAGTTGTGAATAGCATATTACCTATTCCGTTTGCTTTTTGTTGTACTTTATTACCTGCCATTGCTAGCATTGTGATTGGATCTGCCATTTTATTTATTTTTATATTGTTATTTTTTTCGCGCTTTTTTAAAGCGATTATTTTCCCTTGATATATAAGAACAGATGCGTACCGTTCCTGTTACTAATTAAGGGGGTCACTCATAAAACCCCCCCAACTACTAATTAGCTTTTTTTCCGCCTTCTGTTGACTTCGCTTCGCTAACATTATCCACTTTTAGATCGACTACTTTAGTCTCTGATTTAGACTCTTCTTTGGGCTTACTCACTTTCCCTTTTGCATCTCTCTTGGCTTGGATACTTCCAGACACCTTGTCCATTGCTTCCGTTGCTACTTCCCATCTATCTGTTCTGATATTATACGCACTTACTACACCCTCTTTTCTTTCTGT